CTCGTCGTAAATTTTCTGCCGCGGGTCGACGTCGTGCTTCATCTGATTAGCGTAAGCCACATGCGATCTCCAGTGCGCGCCGTGTGCGCGTGGCGAAAAATATCACACGCCACGCTCCCTGTCGTCGGCTTTCTTTTCAGCCTCGTCGCACAGTTCGATCGCCTCCAGCAGGCCGGCGATGCGGCCCACCGCCTGCCGGTATGCGGCATGGTCAGCCACGCCCGCACCATAGGCGAGGTCGTGACTGAGTTCACCAATCCGCTCGCGCAGGATCGTCTTCAATTCAGCGGCGAACACCGATCGATGCAATAGGGTCATCAGTCCCCCTAGACAACACAGTACGGGGCCGCCATGGGCTCGGCGGCCCCGCTCCGAAGGTAACGAAAGCCGACCATGACACTGGCGATCCACCCCTGGAGTCACTTTTTCTGCGGTTCGCCGTATTCGCGAATTTTCTCGAGCCGGCCCTCGCCGCCGCCGGCGCCGTAACGCATGTCAGGATAGACCGAGCCGCCGCGCTTGTGGCCCATCGGAGGTCCGCCCGGCGGCATCATGCCACCTGGAGGACCTCCCGGAGGCAGACCACCCGCCCCTGGAGGCGGCGGGGGCATCGGCGGCGGCGCAATCGGGTGCGGCGGCGGATTCGGCACGGGAGGCTGCTCGCCGCCGGCGCCGGGTGTGCGCGCCCCAATGATGATGTTGACGTTCATCGGGCTCTTGCCTTTGGTGCGGCCTCCGTGAGCGCGCGCCTCACGCCCTCCTTCAGGCCTCGTGCCTTCGAGCCTACCGTCGGCGACCGGTTCCCGCCCTCTTCTGGCGTCAGCCACACGCTGTAGTGCCTCAAAACCAGTTTCGTGCGGTCCTGCGCTGCCAGCCCTTCGGGAAGTCTCCAATCTGGCTTCCGCAACGCGGGCATCTTCTGCCGCCCGCCCGCCCGTGGCGCGATGGTGAGAGCCCTTGGGCACGCCGCCGCCGTCCTTGCGCCCGAGTTCTTTCAGGCGCTCGCCACCGGCTCTGTTTGCGGGGCGGTCTTCAAACTTGCGCTGCTCGGCGCGCCGCGCACCCGGACTTTGCTTCTCGTAACGCTTTTGCCCTTCCGCATAGCGGGCGCGAAGCTTTTCCGGGGTCACCTCGCCGCCATCCTTGCGATGGTCCTTCACCAGCGTTTCGGCGCAGCGCAGATCGCGCTCCTTGTGCGGGTGTTCGGCCTTGCCGCCCTCCTTCAGGCCGCCAAGATGGTCCTTGCCGCCGGGCCGGCCACGATTGATATCCTTGACGTTGCGGTCTTCAAACTCCTCGACAAGGCCGCCGGCCTTGCGCTTGGCTCGGCCCGCGTGGTGCATCGCGTGCGCGCCCTCGACCTTGCCGCCGCGCTTGTACTGGCGCGGAGAGACAGGTTTCAGACCAGTTTGGGAACCGGCGTTCAAAGGATCGGTTTCGCCCTCGGTGTCCCAACCGCTGGCGTCAACGGCGCCAGAGCTGCCCTTGCCGCCCATGCGGCGGGCTTTTTCCTTCATCGCCGTGCGGTATTTTTTACTTTCCACTGACATGGCTCGATCCTCTTCTCGCACTTGCAGCGTGCGCGGTACGCGTCTTTGACGGAAGCGCCGTCAAATAGGTGGTGCGTCAGCCAGAATCTGGTCGCCGACATTGACAGAACAGCCCTCCGGCTTCTTGCCGTAGCGGACAGCGCCCGTATCAGTCACCCAGTGCTCCCGCACCTCAAAGGTACCCTCGGCAATAGCGTCAAGCGTAGGCCGCACATACTCGCATTCCGGCATGGCCGGCTTGTGGCCCCCAAAAGTCGATATAGTGAAAGGCGCCGTAGAAACTGTTACGCACACGGGAGCGCGGTACGTTGCTGCGGTTATGCGCCATTCGTCGCATGCGGCACGCCACACTCGCTTGATACGCGGTATTAGCTTCATGTGCGTGATCCTTTTACTACCGGTGGGACTGCTTGTGACGCGCACGGTACGTGTTAAGAGCTGGGGTGCAAGCACTCCGGGCGATCTGCTTGCACCCCAACCACAAACGATTTAGAGGATCGTTGTGGATAGTCGAAGCTACACCCGGCGGCGCTTCCATGCAATTGCGGCTACCCACCGGCCGGAGTCGTCAAATTCAATGCCTTCCGCACGGGATCCTCGGCAGGTTGCGCGGGCGACTTTTTCGCAACCGCGCCACCCATTGCTCGGACAACACTCGGGTCTTTCGGATCGAAATTTCCGCTGTTGCCGATAGCCGACTTCACTTGCGTCGGATGGAAGGCGATATACGAGTCTTCCGCGTTATTTTCGCGGTGCTCCCGATACTTATCATGCGCGGAAGCCCACGCCTGATACGCGGGGTGCATCTGATCGGTGTGATCGAACGAATTTTTGTTCTTCGGGAAGTGCTTGTGTAACTCTTGCGTGGCCGCCTTGATCTCTTCCCTGTACGGTTCAGAGCCACCGACCTCACCAGTATTCTTATACACAATCCCGTCGTGGCCTTTCGATTGCAGAAAGTCCCTAGCTTGCTTGGGTGTCCGCACATTCAGTGAAATCCACTTCGCCTGCTCGGGAAACTCTTTTGCAAGCGCCCACGCCAATCCGTTGCCATCCCAGTTACCAAGATCCTGCATCCGCAGAGGGTTACGGATCGCAAGATGCACGGGCATCAGATTCATGCCGGCCTCTGTCTTGACGCCTCTGTCTCTTTGGTAAGACAGCCGATCGTTGGCCTGCCCAATAGTGCCAAAGTGCATTCCAACATCGTTGCGCTTCTGCTTAAAAGTGTCAAAATCCCCAGCGGTGCCGTGATACAGCGTGTCAGGTTGCCCCTGCCCGTTCACTACTTTACTGCCGGCAAACCACTTCTGAAAATTCGGGTTCTGCCGCGCCGGAATCGTCGCAGGCTGTTCCGTATTTTGCGCCACCGCGCCACCGCTGGCGTACGCGGGCATGCCCTTAAGTATTTTTTCACGCAGATCCGGCGGAATGTGCAGCGAGTGCAGCGTGTGCTCTGTCCTCCCAGCGTCATCTTTCGGGTGCTTGATCGTCAGCGGCTCGAATTTAGTCTCATGGCCAAGCTTTTTCAGGATCTCCTTCAGCCGACCGGGCACCATTTCGTCGTAATACTTTTTCATCTTGTGGGCGCCCGTGCGAAGGTCCTGGCCTTCAAGAATGTGATTGCCGCTGAGCGGGTGGCGTTCAGTCGCGAGCAATTTTTCAGCAGCTTCCTTACCAATCAAGTCGCTGAGCGCTTCCGGCGCTACGCTTTCAGGATGCTCATCCCATGCGCTCCCGCCGTGACGCTGGTAAGAGAGTTCCTTACTTTCGGGGTCATACGCCAATGCACTGAGATGCTTCGCCAGCCCATATCGATCAGCCTGCTCCTGGCCGGGCGTCCACGCCAACCGGTCGTACTTGCCTAGCGCCGCCTCACGCAGCGCGCGCTTCAGACCAAGATCGGTCCATCCATTAGTCGTGCCAACAAAGGGACCCTTGGGCGGCTGGTTCGGATCGCCCGGCGTGACGCCGTGTTCAAGGCGAAAATGAGCACGTAAGCTCTCCGGATACGCCTTGGCGTGCTTTTCCAGCGCCTCTTGCGTCTCAAAATCGGGGCTGGTGTTCCCTGAAGCCGGGTTGCGATACCGAAAATACGGCTTGTCTTCGCGGAATCCCTTCTGGCGCCCCTGCTGGCCCCAGTCGGACTGTAGTTCCTCCATGTGCAGTATTTTCTCGCCCTTCTTGTCGCGATCGTGCGCCTCAAGACGCGCCCTGCGCTCGGGCGAATTGGGAAACGTCTCGTCGAGAATCTTCTGCTCGGGTTCGGGCGACTTGCCCGCCGGCGCTGCTCGATCGGACAGACGCAAGTGCGCCAGCACATTCGGTATTTCACCCCAGTGAGGCCTGTGATAAAAATCATTCGCCTTCGGCGCTGCATGCTCCGCGTTGTAGGCCTCGTTCGCTTGCCGCACAGCGGCATTAAGCCTGTCACGCTCGGGGCTGTCTGACGCCCACTCATTTGGGTGGTTGCGGTGCCAATTTCTCAGTTCCACGTCCGCGCGCGTCTGTGCCGCGCGCAGCGGCCCCAATTTCTCATAATTTGGCGGCGTCGGCGGCGTGCGCAGCAGGATCTCGCGGTAATTCTCGCCGCCAGGAATAGTGTATTCTTCAAAATTCGGTCCACCCGTGCGTTCGCCCTCGCCATCCTCGTCAATGTCGTCGTCGCTCAGCCGAGTCTCTTTGATCTGCGGCAACGACTGGCGGAAATGACTGGCCAACTGCTCTCGCGTCACGCTCGGTTGACCGGCGAACTTCTGCGCGGCGCCGGAATTTGCGATCTCTTCCGGCTTGACGCCCTTGAGAGAGGCCAGCATCTGCTGCGGCTGCCCCTTTGCCTGGGGGAGCGCCTGCGCCTGGGCGGCGGCGTGGCTGTAAAGCCCCTGCGGATTGAGCTGTTGGCGCGGCGCCGTGGCGGCAAGCGCTTTGTCGACTTCGCCGCCCTCGGCGAAGCCATTGGCCTTACTCTGCAGCGCGTTACCGATCGCCGGCGCGGCGCCGGCGATCAGGGGCAGAACTTGCTCAATGCCGCCGCCGGCCGCGCGCTCCTCGGGCAACCCGTGCTCGGCGCTGTGCGCGACGTGGCGCGCGGTTAGGAGCGCGGAACGAATGTCTTTGCCGAGGTCAGTCATGCTCTCGTCCGCCCTGAACGGCGCGGCTTGCGGCCGAGGTCACTCATCCTTCTTGCCCTTTTTCTCCGGCGCCGATGCCTTCGCCTTCGCCGCTGTCGCCTTCGCCGCTGTCGCAGCCGCAGCCTGCAGTTCCGCAGCCTTCAGCGCCCGCTCGTGCTCTCGATCAGCTTCCTTGTGCTCGCTCTCGTGTTGCTGCTTGCTGTGATGGATCAGCACTTCCTTGGCGAGGTCGAGGACGCCGAGCTTTTCCTGTCGCTTGGAGTCGTCTTCCTCGCGGGCGTCGGTCAGCGCGGTCTCGCCGCGCTTGGTGTCAGCCTCGTGGGCGCGCGTATGAGCGTTAATCAACTCGGCCTGCGCGCGCGCCTGCGCCACGGTCATTTCGGACTTGGCCTTCAAGCGATCGGTGTCGGTCTCGACCTCGCCGCCAGCCGCCTTGCCGGCGTCGCTCTGCAACGACTGCACTTCGGCCTTGGCCTTTTCCGCCGACGCCTGCGCCTTGAGCATGGCGGCGTCGGCCATCTTGGTCTTGGCCGCGCTTTCCGCCTGCTGTTTGAGCAGCTCGGGCGGCGGGGAAGCTTGAGCCTCTGGCGGCGCGAAGAACTGCTGCGGGTTATTGAAGCCGAGCGCCTGCAACGCCACGGTGTCAATGGCGATCGGGTCGTACATTTGCGGACTGGCCGACTGCAACTGCTTCAGCGCGGTGATCTTCATGATGCGCTGGATATGGCTCGACGTATTCGGATCGGCCTGCGGCACGAGATCGACATCATCGAGCGCCTGCCGGAATGTCTTCTCATCCCATTGCCGGGCCGGTTTCTTGTTGCGCTGCCAGAATGCCTTGGGGTTCTCGCGGAAGCAGCGCGCGATGAGCTGCAGCTCACGCGCCTGCGCGGCGTGTATGCGTTTGTGTACGCTGTTGAGCATGATCGTCGCCTGCTCGATCAGGGCAAGCGTGGTGCCCACCGGCGCGTTGGCCTTGCCCTCGCCGACCGGCTGCTCGGAAATGCCGCCGACGCGGGCGCCGGTGGTGGCCATGCTGTCGACCAACTGCATCAGCGCCGGCGACGGCGGATTGTAAGGCAGCGGCATGAACGCGTCCTTGAGCGGCAGACCGCCAGTCTTTACCAGCGCCGCCCCGCCCGGCGGAATGCGAAAGATATTCGTGTTCTGGCGCGCTCCAGTATCCGCCATGAGGCATCCTGGAAAGTTATTATACATTCCAGCATCCAGCAACTCGCGCCACGCAGCTGTAATAGCGTTAGTAGTATTGCCAAGTATGTGAAGAAGGCCGAGATCATAAAAGCCAAAACCAGGAACGAACGTATATTTGACAAAGTTCTCACGAGCCTCGGGAAGCTTCTTGGTGTCCTCGTCGTAGTTACGGACGATGGACAAGACGTGCTTGCTGGAGACGTCGATCGTGACACGATACGGAATTTCGAGGCCACTGGGTTTCCCCTTGTGCTTGTGTTCAAAGCCCTTGATATCCAATTCGCAGTAGCACTCGTAGATCTCGCGGTCGCGGTCGTAAGGGTGGACGGCGTCGGGCGTGACGCCCTGCTGCGCCTTTTTCTCCTGCTGGGTCGCGTCCAGGTTCGGCGTGTGCGGCGTCGAAAGATCGACGTCCTTGTAAACGCCGAGGATTTGCAAGCGCCGCACCGTCGAGGGCCGCATCATCGTGCGGTGCGTCACACGTTTGGCGTTGGCCAGATCGGTGGCGGCGTTGTTCACGATCAGGTCGTCGGCGTCAACCGATTCGCTGACGGGACGGTTGCGGAGCGGGCAATTGTACACTTTCTTGAACGCCGTGCCGCCAAAACCAAGCAGCAGCAGCATTTTGTCAGTGTCCGGGACGTATTCAGTCGCGGTCACCGTCAAAAAATGGTTGAAGTCGCGCTCGAACGCATCGGCGACTTGATCGCGTTGCAGGTTAGAGCCGTTGGCGTCGTCGCGGATCTTGGCCGGACCGTCGGTCGGCAGCATCTCGCTGCGTGCATTGGCCTGAAAGCGCAGCACCGCCTCCTGCAACAGCGGGTGGCGCACCTTGCTCATGCCCTCGACCGGCGCGCCGTCGGCCGCCGAACTGATACCAGGAATCTCGATGCGGAAGCCCAGCAGCTTGATGCCCTGGGCGCGGTCCTCGACCCAGTCTGTCCGGCTGCGGAGGTCATCCTCGACGCCGCGGATCAGGTCATCGGCGATGCGATACAGCTCCTGCTCGTCAATCTTGTCGATCAGATTGGCGAACCAGCCTAAATTCGGTTCATCGGGGCCATCGCCAAGCGATCTGCCGTCCAGGCTGACCGTGACTGAACCGTCGGCATGCTGGATGCGCAGAACCGTGCCGCTGTCGTCAGTTTCCGGAATGTCTGGCGTCGTGTCGGCGTCGTGGTTGATGCTGACGCCTGGGGCGATGGCGCCATTCGCCGAAAATGCGGGTATCCTAAGAGACTGGGTATTCCCGGGTACGAGCGACATGGGCTTTCTCGACCTCCGCGGTGAACAAGGCGAGCCCTTGTTTGGCCGCCGCGTCTTCACTCCCGGCCTTTATATCGTAAAAACGCGAGTATGCGAAGGAAGCCCGCCCCCAGACATGCACCCGGTACAACGAGACGCCTTTGGGCAGGCGCTCGATCGATGGAACCCAGTCGACGGTGGCCGAGCAACAGACGCGCGGGAGGCCAAGCGGGCTATACTGTGGCATCATCTTCTCCAAGGAAGTCTGCCGCCTCCTGCGCAGCAGCATTTTGCTTGGCGACTTCTTCAGCCTCAAGCATAGCGACAAACGCCCAGCCCTTCTTCGACAGCCGGCGAGCCATGCGCGCTGCTGTGCGCGTCTCCTTTTCGCCCTCGAACATAAGTGTCTCAGTGACGTTGCCCAGATCGACCAGCCCGTTGATGCGCAGCGTCGACTTCATATAGCCGCACCCAGCAAAGTCAGCCACTTGCGGCCCGAGCGTCAACTGCTTCAGATCATCGACGTCACCGGGCGACAACCGGACTTCCTTCAGCCGGCTAGTGTCGAGCGGCCCGGTGACGCCGACGAGGTAGCCATCGCGTACGGTAAAAACGCAACCGTAGTCCTCAAGCACCCGCACCGGCAGCAAATCCTTCCGGACAGCAAGCCGAAACTCCAGCTCTTCGATCACAGACGGCGCTGTACCGCAGTTCGCCGCCAGCCGCTCGACCGACCAGCCGATCATCTCGCGCGCTCGCATGAGAATATTCATAGACCCTCCTTTTTCAACAGTTGTAGTGCCCGGATTCAACCAAAGGATCTTCAGCGCAAAGCACAAGACGCACATTAACACGGTAATTTTCAGTCTGTGGGTCATAAGTGATGATGTACGTTTCGAAGCTCACGACACAAGCATCCAATCGGTCGCCAGCAAGTCATCGCTGAACGCAGTATAGATCCCGCGCGCACCGCCGTCGTGGCAGAGAACACAACCGTGCTCAATCTCCAGATACTGACCATTCCAGCCGGCGCGCGCGACGCGGCCTCCGGCCTTCAGCGCACGAATGGCGTCACCAGTATCCAGCGCCGCGTCCGACGGTTGCCCAAACAAATCCTCGGAAATTGCGCCGGCGCCGACAATAGTGTCGTCATGCGGCGTGGTGGTAAAGATCACTTCCTGGAGCACAAGCGGTGGCTGCTGTTGAACGCCAGGGTCGCCGCCAGCAGGCACGCCGGTCGGATTCAGCGCGCTCGGGTCGGGCGCCAACGCACTCGGCTGCGCGGTAACAGGATCGATAGTGACGGGCGCGCCGTACCCACCCGGATCACCCGCGCCAGTTGTCGCCGGCTCCGAAGGCAGCGGTTCGCCGACAAACGTGGGCGCAACAAACCCCGGCGGCGTGTTGGCCACCAGATCGGGGAACTTCGCCGCCACTTGGGGCGGGATTGGCACAAAAGTCGTCGAATCGTTTTCACCAGCCATGATTTTTCCCCTTAAACCGCGTAAAGCGGCCCCTCCGGCTTCACGTTTTCAAATAACTGCGACTGCGTATGCGCGGCGAGCATCTCGTCGCTGCGCGTCAGCAATCCACATTCTCGCATGTGCTTCAATGCCTGCGACACCGTGTCCGTCAGGTCCTTGTATTTCCCCTTCGGAAACGTCGATACCTGACGGATCACCATTTCCGCCCAATCCTTGTCAGGCGCATACACCATACCCTCGGCGAAGATGTGTTGTACAGAGTAAAGACGCGACACCTTGTCGATCGACTTGGGGTCGATCAGGTGGACCGCCCATGGCTCGTGCCCGAACAAGCGCCGCAGCTCCTGCGCCACGCTAATGCCCGACGCCTTGTTTTCCACCAGCAACCGGTCGACCTTCAAGTCCTTGCATGTCTTGGCCGCTTTCTTGACCAGCTCGTGCAGACCAAGCCGCTCCTGCCACGCGAACATCATGATCAGCCGCGGTACCGGCAGCATCGAGCTATCATAATTTAGTTCTACGTCTTTAGGTCGGCCATAGCGATCAACCATGCGCGTCGCGCGCTGCTCGTTGATGAAACTGGAGACGCCCCACACCGTCATGGCCGAGTAATCGTTTTCCTCTTTCTCGGTGTAAGCGGTGTCCAGGCTAGCGACGATGAAATCGATCGGCGGATACTCGCGCGCAGACCACAAGCGCCACCATGCGTCCTTGATAATGCCGCCGCCACGCGGCACGGGACATTGTTCGAATTGCCCGGCCGTAGCATAGGGTCCAAGTATTTTTGAATCGCGCTCAACCACGTCGGCCGGGAACCGCTCGGGGAACAGCAGCTCGCCGCGTTCAGTCCGAGGGTCCAATAAGCCTAGCTTAGTCGGAATACAACGATCAGGATCAAAGTGCATTGGAAGCATAATATGATCGTAACCAAGGTGGCGATCCAATATCTGACCGGAAATATCATCCTCGTGTAAGCGCTGCATGACCACTACTATGGCGCTACTTATGGGATTGTTGAGTCGAGTTGGCAAAGCTTCGTTAAACCACGTGTTAACTGAAGTGCGTGTTGCATCGGAGTTAGCGCCGTCAACAGAATTTAAATCATCGAGTAAGCAACGGTCGGCGCGCGCGCCAGTGATCGAGCCGGTGGCGATGGCGTGCCGCCAGCCACCCGCCGTGTTCTCGAATTTCTTCTTGCTGTTCTGGTCGCCCGTCAGGATAACGCGATCGCCCCAGTGACCTTGGTACCAGTCACTCTCGATCAGCCGGCGCATGCGCAAATTATCGCGCAGCGCCACGTCCTCGAAACTGTGCGACGCGCAGATATAGCGCAGGTGCGGCATGTTACGCGGACCCCACTCCCACGCCGGAAAAAATACAGATACGATCATCGAATTGTGGACGATAAGCCCATCGATGGTGAACGACGCGTCCTCGTCGACTGTCAAGCACCTGCACTCGCCAAAACCAGCGTCTTCTAGCGAGTTGACTGCGTCCTCATAGACGTGCGGATCAAAACGATCAAAGAACGCCTGCGCCGCTATCAAACGCTTGCGATTCATGAGTCCCGGCAGCTTGGCTATCTTGGCGACTTCTCCACGTTCTGAGGTCTGTATGTCGAAATACACGTAAACCCCTCCTGGCTGAGACGCAGTTTCCAGACGCGCTTCTCTACGGCGTACTCTGGCTTTGATGTTCAGGGCCATGAGAGCCCTGTGGACGTCATGCGCCAGCCCTTCGCTGACTGTCGTGGCCGACGCCAGCATGCTGGTCTTTTTGCCATCGTGGCGCACGCCGACCGTGCCATCGCAAGACCAGTAGGCTCCGAGAAAGTTGCCTATCGCTTCTGGCCCCGAACGAAAAACGCCCTCGGGAATCCTCTTGGTGTACGAGTTGCTGCGGTATAGGTCGTGTGAACGCAGCCAGTCCAGCACGGGCGGTTCAAACCCAGGCGCGACCCGCGTTTCGCTAGACTTCAAAACGATCTTTGAGGCCTGCACCCTTTTGTTTGAGTGCGGCGCCTCATACGCGTAAAAGCCACAAATAGTGGCGCACTGAATAAAATCGTCGATCGCATCACGATCCATGTTCACAAAAGCAAGCGACCGTTGCGAAATGCAGCCGTCGCCGACTAGGTAGCCAAGCAGACGCGCTTCCTCGGGCCTCATGGACCTATCGCCAAAGTCCTCGGTTCTGTGTGGCGCGCCGACGTAATCTTGCAGTGTCAGGTCCCCCGCGCTGACCCACCCACGCGGCGTCAGGAACGGATGGTCAAAAGCCGTGCGCACGTTGCGACCGCTGAAAGTCCCCACCTGGATCGTCGGAAGCGCGCCTTGCTCGTGAACTGCCGTCACGCTCCGGAAACGCCCCCTATGCGTCAGCACGCGGTCGCCAACGCAGATATCCCCCAGGCGCACGAAACCACAGTCTGTGAAGACCATCTCGTCCACATGGACTGGTTTGGAAAATCCAGGTGGCACGTTGATCAGCAGGCGGTTGTAGACTTCCCCGTCGGCCGTCTCGCCGTCGCTGATCGCCTCCAAATGCGTTCCGATGAAATCCGCGTGCCAGTTATGCACGTAAGGCTGACCGGGCTCCAGCACTGGCCACGCGCGTTTGACGAACTCGATAAAGCTCTGCTCACAGGCCTCCTTGTCCAGAGCCTTGAGCATCGCCGCCGGGTCAATGCGGTGTGGAAGCGTGAGTGTGGGCATCAGGGGTCAAAATCCTCCCGGCGCAAATTGTCCTGCCGCTCGCTGATCTTGGCCGAGAGCGCCAGCGAACCGGCGATGCTAGCGAGCAGCTTGGCAATCAACTCGAAGATGGCGAGCGCCGTAAGCGCCGCGGCCTTCTCATCATCGGCGTCAACCGCGTCTTTCAAAATCTTGAACAATTGCTCAATATCTTGGTCACGGGTCATCGTCATCGTCCCCATCCTCTGGCGTCACGTCGATCATCTTGACGAACGCGCGCTCGGCGGCGTGAATCTCGTCCAGGCTCATGTGCGAGACGTCGATCGTGTTGGTGCTCTTGACCTCGACAGTGGCGTTGGTGTCGACGGTCTTGTGCTCACCCCAGGCGCGGCGGTTCATCTTGGAAGCCAGCCACTGGTGGGCGTGAATGATGACCTTGCGCTCGTCGGGATCGAGCAACCGATCATATGCCACCGGCAATATATCGTTGGCCAGTTTCTCGGCGCGCAGGTCGCGCGCGATCTCATAGGCCTCTTTGAACTCGGGGTTCTCGACCAGCCAGTAATAGAGCTGGCGGTGGCTGGGCGCCCAAATCTCCTCGATGGCGATCCGCTCCAGCGTACGGCCGCTGGCCACCTCGTCGCAGACGCGCTCGGCCACCTCGACCGTGTACCGGCCCACCCACGGCAGCTTGTACGGCGCGGGGGCGCGCCGCTCGGAATGGACTGTAAAGAGGGCCGGCAGATTATCAGCCATCAGCGTCTTTTTTCCAGCGTCATCCCATATGCGATCAAGAGGCCAAGTACGGCGGGCCACCCCCACATCAAGAGCATAAAGAGAACAAAAATTATGGCTCCAATCGTTTCCATATCCGTTACCTCCTGCCTTCAAAGAGGGGAGCGAGGCACCAAATCGCGATGCAAATCAGTATGATCATGTGCATGTCAGTCTCCTTGTGTGAAGTATACCGCCGAAC